CTCGAACTGGTAACGGCCCTCATCGTCCCGCTCAAGGATGAAATTCTCCGAATTGATCTGGAGAAAGCGTGATGACCAGTAGCACTTACCGACGGAAGGCTCCATTCCTGCAAGCGCAGCAACGCGCTCCCAGGCTTGCTTCTGTCCGAGGGTATAGGTCATGACGCAATCGTCGCCATTAACAAGAAGTGGTAGAGAAGATAACCTAGCACCGTACTTCGACTCTTGCATGAGATTCATATCATCCATCTCAAATGATAGTTTGCAGATGGCAGCGTTTACGATACAGAGGATAGGAAAACTTAGGGGCGAACCCATTAGCTGCCCATTCCACTGATCGACCACCTGACCCTTCATTCCTCCTAGTTGGTAATGGATCCTATGACCAACGAGAGCTTTAGAACCGACCCGCCGCATCCACGAAGGAACTCGAAGCAGTGTACAGATCTCATCGAAGGCCGTTCTCGAAAGAAACGACCTAAGATTATCCGTCGCCGCTGAGTAATCTCCTGACAGGAACGCAGTAGGTCTTTGATCGGTATACTTATTTCCCAACAACACGCGAGAGAGAATCTCTGCCGTGACTGGGGTACCAATCAGCTCAAAGGTGGGGTGTTCCTTCAATGTCCTCCAAAGGAACTTTTGAAGTGGCATAACGCTATAATACTCGAGGCTCGGACCCGCGGTGACCGCACGTACCTTTAGGGGCTCCAAAATAAAGCTAGGCTTGCAGTCGAAACTGCGCTTACGCTTAAAGAACTCCGATGCGAGGACTTCAACGACGTTGCCCCTGCGCACCACCACCCCACAATGTGGGTGGTAGTGCATAGAGACGAGATCGTTGTCGACCACGACCGGAAGGAACCCTTGTAGGACCTTGGCGGCACCCGAGAGCCTTCGAGATGAATCGAAGTGTCCCGATATGCTAGGGAACGCGGAGCCCTCCCGAAATTCGCGTTTCGAGAAGACTTGTCGGCAGACCTCACGGACCGACTGTGCGAGTCGTGAGTCGTCCACCTCTGGAATGTCCATTTGGTCGAGAACTAGCGCGTTTTCGTAACGTTTGATAGCACTGCGGAGCAACTGCCTATCCCTGTTTGTCGGGAAGGGAAGTGCATCCTTCAGTTGGGTGTCTACCCAGAGCTTATCTAGATCTATTCGCGCGCTATGTTCCAACCAAGAATACTGTCGGATGCCCTTAACTCGATCTCTGAGACCGACAGAATGCTTCTCCTGCGTCTTTAACACCATCTCCTCTGTAGGACAGGGAGAACCCTTCTTCATGTTCGCGATTGTACTTGCGACCATAAGTGCGGCTCGACGCTGCGCACGCGATGCCTTTGTGCACGCATGCGTAGAGCCTGGCGCGCATTGGTCCAAGTTATTTCGGGAACGTGACAAGAGCGACCTGTAAAACCGGGAGACCGTGGACGCTCCGAACGCAAGTCTAAAACACTTGTCGACGGTGCGGCCCTGTAGGTCACCTGGGAAAGGCGGGAACTCTTGATGGGTGATGTAGGAGAAGCTCGAGGCGTAGAACCATTTCATGAACGCCTCGATGGTGCAGCGTGAGGCCAGGCTGCGCCAAATTTCTGATGTCCGGACTACCACGGACTGCTCTACTGGCCTCATACAGAACGCGTCCTCCAGGTTTCTACAAAACCATTCGGCGTGTTCGAGATAAAGGTCACGAGGGGGCTTCGGCACTTTCGTGTTGGCTTTCGATCGCTTATTAGGCGACGGGAGGCTACCTTCCAGCGCAGGCTTTCGTTTCTTTATGGCTTCGGTCATAACGAAAGACTACTTTTTGGGAGTTTTACTTTAGGTGTGAACCAGGGTGAAAACTTC